TTTCGTCAAACGGTTCATTACAGATCGGACATACGTTATCTATGAATATTTGTTTTGTTTCGTCATCCATTATTAGTCCAGTAGTCCTTTTCTTTAAATTTCAAATCACGTACTAAGTTTGTTAAAAATCTTGGGATTTCACTTGGTGTCAATATTGACAAGTCGCTGTCAGGGTCGAGTTGTTCCCCTAAAGTTTCGTAAAAATCTGTAATATTTTCTTGTAACTTATTTAAATCTTTCTCGGCCCATTTCTGCAAATTAGAAATTTGATAATCTAATAATTCTTTGCGAAGTTCGGGATGTTCTGGCAAAGGTCCTGAAACATCTTCAGCGTTTCTTGTTTCTATAAAATACCATTCCAAAACACAACGTGCTAAAAGATTTATTCTCTCATTGTCATCCATTTTAAAAGCCGATGAGTAAATACTTAAATCGTTATCCATTATTTTTTTCTTTAATCTGTATTCGTAAAGTGTTAGGGATTTTTTTCAGTTCGGCTTTTTGAGTTTCTGTAAGTTCGTTGATTATCCAATCTTCAACATATTCCATTCCCGATGTGTCGTACCCACCATTTACAAGGGATGGACAACAAATTAATTCAAAATTTTTATCTAAGAAAAAATGTTTCCCTATGCTTTCCATTTCTTCAAAAATAGGAAAATATGTAATTCCATTTTCGTTTGTAATAGTTTCTAGTTTTGTCACTTTTATATCCTTAAAATAAACTTATTTTTTTTCTTTGATTTGTATTGTTGGCGACTCTCTTAGAGTACCACGATCGATAATTTCCGCTATGGCATCGCCGTATTTTTTAAACAAGTTTAGTTTTGCAAAGTTCCATTTTGGATCTGTCATTACTTGTTTCGGTGGCGTATACGCTCCGCTATCTATCAGTTCATCGGCGTGCTCCGTCTCTAATAGGGGGCGTAGCACGTCATCTAATGCCTTTGGGCTACCTGGTTTGAGTTTTACTTCTAGGTCTGGATGTGGAACAGCCGTTGCGCCTTCACGTTCCATATCCTGGAGTATCTCGAACTTTAATTCATCGGCCTTTGCTCGGCTCGTTTTGCTTACTTCGTAGAGGTTCCAATATCGTGTAATTTTATCCTGTAAATCACTCATTTAATTATTCTCCTCGTGGTCTTCGTACCAAAATACTTTTCCGTCTTCAATATCGTATTTAGATTTATCAGCTAAATCTTCATCAGAATATGTATCTAAATATCCCCAATTTGAATGCCCGTAATTATCTCTGCAATAATCGTCTGTAATTTCAGATAAATCTTTACTCATTTAATCTTCTCCTTCATGAATAACTCGTGTGGCAACAACTAAAAAGTCCATACCTGCACCCTCTGGATGTACACCTAACAGATCGGTAACTTTATGCATCCAACCTGCACTCCAATCAGATCCAAACCATCGTAGTTTAGTCTCATCTTTGGCGATAATTTCCCATCCGTTTTCCTTTAATTTTTCGGTCTGCTTTTGCGTAAAAAAATCACTCATCTAATTTACCTCCAGATTTTTTCTTAAAGTTATTCCAAAGTCGTAGCCTTGCTTATAGTGATAAAATGACGTTTGATCATCTATAAAACAAGCCGTTCCCTCTAAAGCATCTCTAACACCGTTTTTAAACAGTTCGAGATTTGCATTAAATGCTCTCTCACGTTCTATATATTCTTTGTCCATATTTTTACCCCCCAGGTAAAACTTATTTTTTTTGCCTAGCTACTCAAGGATGCTAGGTTTTTGCAATCGTTACATATGCCAATCGGCATATCTGGACCTTTGTCTAGGTCTATATAGCAAGCGGAGCATTTTGTGCAATGGCTATCATCATCGGCCCATTGCTCGCATTCATTACAATACGGAATACCGCCGTCTATATTGTCCCACTCGATACCCTTCCAATAGTCGCTATCTGACGTCATTTTTCACGCTCCCGTTAATACTGTTTTTGCAATCGTTACATATGCCAATCGGCAATTCTAAATTCTGCTCTGGATCGTCCCGGACGCTCCAACAAGCATCGCATTCCGGGCAATGGTTATCGGATACGTCCCGCCATTGTTCGCACTCATTACAATATGGAATACTAGGCAATGAGTCTTGCCATTGAATACTCATTTAATTCACGCTCCTAGTCTTAATTGACTTTCTATTTGTTTTTGATATGCATGCTCGTGCATTAATTCGTATATTTCCGCATCGTTTAACGGTTGAGTTCTACATACATAGTGGAAGGAATTTTTCTTGCCGGCGTGGATAATCTCATCGCCCTTATGTATTCCGCCACAATTGGTAATGTCCTGGTATTGGCAGTATCCGTTATATTTGGCTATCATTACGCGACACCTACCTTTTTGTTGCTGTACGCGAACTTGATACCTTCTCTACGCATTCGTTTTAATGCTTTCGAAGCTTCCGAGTCTTTGGGTTGTATACCATGTAGCAATAAAGCGAAAGATCCCGCGTTATTAATCGCGTAATATTCGTCATGATCAATTGGTAAATCTGTATCATCTGGATGATTTACAACTACGGCGCTCTTTAGGTTGAATTCATCGATAATGAAATCTTTACGACTACCGTAGCTTGCATTCATTGAAAAATTGTCCGGGCGCATATATTCCAATTCTTGCATCCAGTCAACACTTTTAGTGTATGCGTAAAATTTAATATTTTTGTAAAATCTCGCGACATCATAAAATGCTTGCATATAGTCACGACTGAAAAAATCGCCCCCTACATGAATACGGATTATGTCCGCATCGTGTGGAATTGAATTCATTAGTATCTGTGTAATTTGTTCTAAACTTTTTTTGAGTAATAAATCCGTGTTGTATTTTCTTTGCTCGTATACAGTCGGGTACATTACTTCCTGTGAAGCGCTAAAACATCGGAATATTGCATGTTTACCTTGCTGTATTCTAGTTTTGCCGGTTTTCTTATCTTTAATCGCCCAAGCTTGGCAATCTTTAGCGCCGGGACAAGTAAAGCCCGACAATAAAGATAGAGAATAAATTTTTGGCTTGCTAATTGGTAACCATGCTTTAATTCCTTCAAGTTTCGCGTTCGCGTCCTTTGAAAATTTCAATTTTGGATATGTTATATTTTCATTAGTCATTTTAAATAATTCACCTATTTAATTTGATTAGAGCGCGGGACGGATTGCAGTCCGTCCCACGTTCGTTATTTATTTAAAAACTATGCGGGTAGCGGAGACTTATAAGACTTACTCCACTATCATCAATCGGCTCATCTAAAGTCCTCGTTTTTTACAACGGATGCCCTGATCACCTACGGGATGCCCGATAACTAGTACGTTACAGACCGCAATGGCCCGCTTCGACATTTTTATCCAACTGACTGGGACTGCTTTGCTCGGCTGTAAGTTGCTTTGGTTAGTACCTCGCCCGTATTGGCTACTCGTAAAGTTATGCCTAACACTTACAAAACTCGCTACCCTTATTTAGTTTTTATTTGCTCCTATAAAATTTATTTATAATCTTCTATATTTTTTCCCTGTGTCTCGATCCAGTCCGTACAATCATTTACGTCATAAGTTTTTACATGGTCATCTATTAATTCGTGTACCATGTCGATGTTTGTAAACAATTGTTCTCGGATATCTTCAAACAATTTACTAGTATTTTGTATACCTTTGTTTTTCAAGTCTTTAATCACAGTGGGAAAATTCTCGTTTTGCATATTTATTTGCTCCTATAAAATTTATTTGCCATTGCCCAAACAATGGCGCTTAATTGAGTCCTCCACCCTGTGAAGGGTGGAACGCTTTGGGCTTATGCTCCTAATACTTTCTTTAACTCTCTTACCATGTCTTCGTGTTCTTGCCATCGGCTATCAAAGAGATTTTTAAGCGAGATGTACTTATCCCAGTTGAGTTCAGATTTTTTCTGAAGTTTTGATATCTCTTTGTCTTTCTTCTCTACTATTTCCCATACCAGTTCGTTTTGCTTTTGAAGTTCTAAGACATCATGTTGCCATTTTTTAGTCTCTTCTATTTCTCTAGCTAGTGCTTCCTCTTCCAATTTGCATATTTCAACAAAATGTTTGACTATTTCGAACTTGGTCATTTTGGTATTTTTCCAATCAGAAGCAATCTCTTCCACTGTTTTGCCCGTAACTTGGAACGGTGTCAATCTTGTTTGCTTTTGCATATTTGTTACCCTCCTAAGGTAAAACTTATTTATTGATTACGTTTTAATTTTTTATATATTTTTTGTGTCTTTGTTGGTAAAACGGCTCGCAAATTACATATACTGTGGCTAAATCAAATCCGGGTTTAAAATCAGTCCTTGACCATGTTCTGTTACTTTCTTTCGATTGATAAAATTTTCTTATTGCATTGCATGCATTATTAAAATTTTTACTACCAACTAGCCAAACAATATCGTATGAATGTTCCTCAATCATTTTTTGTATATTTGTACTATTTATATTCATATTTAATATCCTTATTAACTTATTTGTAGGTATAATAACAGATGTATTCTGATGTTGTCAATACGTAAGTTATTAATAGTAATTAGTTTATTTAACATATAAATAATGAAATTATCATCTAAACATAAACAATTCGCCGATGCTTATATTCAGTCCAGGAACGCGTCAGAAGCGTACCGAATTGCGTACGGAAACAAGAAAGAAAGTGTTGTTAATTCGGCGTCCAGTAGGCTACTTCGGAATGTTAAAATCCGGAATTATATTGTTAAGGTACAGACCGAAAAATTAGCGAAAACGGCGGAAAAACAGGATATAACGCGGGATTTTTTAGTGTCGCAGTACTTGGATGTGTTGTCTCGAGCGAAGGAACAATCGTCAACACTATCCGTTGCGAAAGCTACGATCGATAGCTTAGCGCACATATCGGGCCTATGGCTTGACAAACGGACCGTAGAAGTGTCGGGCGCAGTCAATCATCTGGCAAGCCTTGATACTAGCGCATTGCTCGATGCCTTAACGACGGCGCGACACGATCCCGGCACGATAGACGCCGAATACCGCAACATTGACGCCGATCCTAACAAAGATACGTCATAGCACATATATTTTTGTATCAATTTAGGGGTGTCATTACGTATCGCCACAATCGCGAACAGCGACCGACCCCGTGCGGTATATATATAGCTGTACAACTCCCGCCCAATTTTGCATACGTTCGCAACCCCTTCACGATTCTAGGGGTGTTTCGGTGTGTTTTCCAAGAATGTAACTGAAATATTTCGTGCGTAACATTTGTTACATTTGTTCCTGTAGGGGTGTTTCATGTTGGTTCTTAAAACCATAAACTGAAACATCCCATTTGTGCGTAAAGTATTACATGAAACATTTCGTGAAACATTTGAAACATTTGTGACTAGCGTCGTTTTGTTTTATTCGTAAGGTGAAACGTTGTTACATATATACCCCTTTAGGGGGTATATGTAACATTTCTTTTTTTGTTACTTTTTTTCTTTGTAGAAGGGGTGTCCAGTTAAGTAATTTTGTGCCTAATTCGTTTAATTCTAGGAAATATATGTAATATTTATTTACCAGTTGTGGTAGAAATTTTGGAGATTTTCTATTTTTTTGGTATTTTTAAATAGGGGCGTAGGGTAAAACTTATTTTTTTTACTGATATTTGGAATTTTAATGATATTTAATTTTTGGCGAGATTACTTTTCATATTTGTTTACCTCCTTGTATAAACAAATGGCTAGTCTAGTAAATAGCTTAATAGCCTATTTAATCCCTACGTCACCCCTCTGTTTTCAGGTGTTCCCAAATGTTTACAGGAGAAATTAATGCCTAAAGGAAAATCTGCAGATCCGAGATTAAAACGTGTAGGGGTGTCTGGATATAACAAACCAAAAAGAACGCCCTCCCACCCTACTAAATCCCATGTCGTTGTAG